GATTTAGAAGCAGGTAGAAATAAATTAGAGAATGATTTAGAGGCACTAGAGCAAAATGGTGTTAATGAATTATATACCATTTTATTACACCAAAAGAAAAATAAGGATGGTTATATTACTTTAGATACTCCGTATTATGCATCATTAAAGTTTAGGGCTGCAGAATTAGAGCAGCCTATGGTAATGCCTATGAATCATATTGCTGGATTCAATTCTAACCAGCGTTTAGAATCAGTTTTAGAGAAAATGATGGAAACCCAAAACATGATTTTAACTAAATTGAGTGCTGATGAATTTAATGAAGATGATGAGGATGATGATGATCAGGATGATATGATAGGCGGTTTAATGAAAAATCCTGAAATACAAGCTATGATTATGGGGGGAATAGGTAAAATATTTAATTTGGCAGGTGAGAAACCTGTAGCAGTTGCTGGTGTAACTGAATCAAATGAGGATGAGGTATTTACTATTGTTAATTCATTAATGGATAAGGGGGTAACTATTGATCATTTAAGAAAACTTAATGAAATGTCTAGCGTAAAATTAAGTTCTCTATTATTAATGTTATAAACTTTTTTCACCTTTAATATATGCCTAGAAAAAATCCAATATTAACTGCAAGTACTGAAAAAGTAGTTACTTATGCTATAGGTGCAGGTATTACATATTTTTTAATAGTTAAGCCTGTATTAGTAAAATTAGGTATTTTAAAAAGTGCTGCAGAAATAAAACAGGAAAGAGTAAATGCTGGAAATGTAGATACATATATTGCAGATACTTTAAAAGTGCAAACTCCTACTAAATCAGTAGGTGAGTGGACTATTATAGCAGATAAGATTTATGAAGATTTAAAATTTAGCGGAGTATCTGATGATAAAAAGGATGCTGGATATCAAGTTACAAGAGTAAAAAATGATGCTGATATAGCCGTTTTATATAAAGCATTTGGTAAAAGACAGGAATATTACTTTGGTGTACCTTATGGGGGATTAAGAGATTTGATGGCATTTATAACATCTAATTTATCTAGTGATGCAATAGCAACCATTAACGATAATTATAGAAGAAAAAATATAAAATTTAGATTCTAATGAGAAGAAATAGAAAATCACCTGCTAAAAAAAGAGTAGTCAAAAAAGAACCTTCTATGTTAAAAAATATAGCAATATTAGGTTTAGGAATTCTACTTTTTTCATCCTTTAGAAAAAAAGGTACTTCTACATCTACATCTAGTAGAGGTTATATTATACCTTCTAATTTACCTACAGGTGTTAAGTTAGTTTATAGCAAAGTAGGCACTATAGTATATGATAGAAATTTCAATGAAATATATACTTATGAAAGTCCAAATTTTGGATTAGCAGTAACAGGTACGAAAGGATATGAAATGTATTCTGTTGTAATTGGTAATGATTTTATGAATGGTATTCAAGGCTTTGTATTTAAAAAAGATGTAACTGAATAATATGAAAACTAATAAAAATTTAATGCTATTGTTAGCTGCAGGTGCAGCTTATTGGTATTTTGCTATATATCTAAAAAAGAAAAAATCAGGACTTCCTCCTAATAGGAGTGATATAGTTATAAAAGAGGATCTAAATGCTCCATTAACTCCTGAATATATACCTGTACAACCAAGATTGCAGCCATTAGCTTATCAATCTGATGTTGTTTCTGAGAGTGATAATGTTTATAATGTTAAATATACAATGTCAGGATCTAGAAGATTAGGCAAAGTACCAAATACAATTTAATTATGCAACAAGTAAATATAACCGCACTTAAATATGAAGTTGATTTTTATCAAGTTGATGTTAGTCAATATGTAGGCGGTGAACCATTTAACGCAATTACTTTTATCAATTATGGCACTAGCGTGGTAAGAATTGAAAACGTAGTATTGCAACCAAATCAGCAATTTGAAGTACCAGCTAATGCAGGTGAAGTAAGTACACAAAGATTTTTTGTGAATTTTGGTAGCAGCACTACAGGTAATAATTGCACAATAGTAAGTAAAAGATATTTAAACTTATAATAAATGAAATTAGGGGTAACATTAGATATACTAAATCAGAAAGATACTCCTGCATTTTATGCAGATACTTTAGCCAATAGACCTGCTGCAGGTTTTACAGGTAGAGTATTTATTTCAACTGATACTTTAGATTTATATAGAGATACAGGTACTACATGGGTATTATTAAGTCCATCAAGTACAGGAACAATAACAGGTAGCGGTGCTGCAGGACAGGTAACATACTTTAGTGCAGCATCTAGCATTACAGGTAGTAATGATTTATTTTTTGATTCAGTTAATGGTCATTTAGGTATTGGTACAATTACACCATCAACCGCTTTAACCATATTTCACGACCAAAATCAAATTATACAAATCAATCAAACAACTGCAACAAACGATACTAAAATTGCATTTCAAAATAGTGGTACTCCATTATGGAGAATAGGTAATTCGTATAATGCTGCAGCAAATGATTTTGGTATTTATGATGTAGTTGGTTCAATACAACCATTAACTATTAAAAAGACAACAGGTCAAACTTTTATAGGTTCGCAAATAACATCCAGCGGATTATTAGTTGTTAATAGTTCTACTGCAGATAATCAAATAGTAGCTATTGGTTCTAATTCACCATCTATTAGAGTAAGAAATGCAGGTACTGCACCTACACAACAATTTGGGCTAGGTCTAGCTACAGGTGTTAATAATTTTATTCAGGGTTCTGCAAGTGGTGATTTTTGCTTATTTAATGGTAGCACTACTGCAAGTCCAATATTATTTGGAGTTTATGATGCAGTTGCAGTAAGCGTACAAGAGGCTGCTAGAGTATCGGCAGCTAGAAACTTTTTAATAGGTACTACTACTGATGCCGGGCAAAAATTACAAGTTAATGGTAAAGTAAATTCAACTGGTTATTTTATAACTGGAATGACTGCTGGAAATGGTGCTTTATATTATGAAAATACATTAAATAGAGTAACACTTGCAAATTATAATACTAATGGTGTTTTAACATTTGAAGTTAATGGTGGTACAGGTGCTGGAATATTTGATGCTACAGGAAATTTTGGAATTGGGGTTACACCAATACCTATTGGAAATTACAAAATTTTAAATATTAAAGGAAATTCAACATCACAAGGCGGTTTAATACAATTACAAAATTCAGATAATAGTGTACAAGTATATTGGTTTAATACTAATTCAAATTCAACTATTAAAACATCTACTAATCATGAATTAATTTTAGGAGCTAATAATACTGATTATTTATATATTAAGCCAAATGGTAATCTTTTAATTGGCACAACAACAGACGGGGGGCAAAAGTTACAAGTAAATGGAACAATAAGTGCATCTGCAAGTGATGGTGTATATACATTATACATGAATAATGCTACTACTACAACTGCTTGGGGTTTTATCAGTAGAAATAATACAAATTTGTATTTAAGAGAACCTGGTGTAGCAGACCAATTTATTTTCTATTCAGGTGGTAATTTTGAAGCTACTAATGGTAGTATAAAAACAGCCGCCCCAAGCGGTGGAACGGCACAAACTTGGAAACTTGGTAATTATACTGCTGGTGTAGCAGTTCAAGCGGGTAAAGTAAGAGTAGAAATTAACGGAGTAGCTTACGATTTATTAACGGCATAAATAAAATAATATGAAACAAATACAACCTTTAACCCTTTGGGTAAACGGACAACAAAAAACGGCTACACAATTTAGCCTAATTATCATTAATGATAACTTATTAGATAGTGCAACTTTCTATTGGCAATTATTAGATGCTGATAGCGTTAAGCTACAGGATGGTAATTTAACAATGGGTGAACCTGATTATGATGTATGGGGTTCAAGTGCAGATATTAATCTAGCTGCTTATCAGTGGGCTGCATCAAAATTAAATATTACCTTAGTATAACTTTTTTAACCTTCAAATCTTACAAAAAATGGAACAACTAACAAACGAAAAAGCATTACAAATTATTAAAGAAGTAATGGATGCTGCAACAAAGGGTGGATTATTTCCTAACATGGATGCAACATTCTTAGCAGCCAATGCTTTTAATGTAATTTCTAAAGCAGTATTAAATAGTGAAAAAGTTGAGCATGGGCATTGAGATAATAATTAGTGCATTTGCTTTTGTAGCAGTTGCTGGTGGATTTTATTATAATACCAAAACTAGATTAGATAAAATAGAAATAGATTTATCTAGCTATAAAAATTCATCTACTGAAATAGTAGATAGATTAGCACGAATAGAAACAAAATTAGATTTTGTAACAAAAAAATAAGATGTACAAAATTTCTTTATATACTAGAAAAAAAGCAAAAAAGCTAAATGTAATTGTATTACCTAGTGAAAAAAGAAATAAGAAAATTGATGTGTATGATATTTACGGCAATTTATTAGCTAGTGTAGGTGATATAAACTATTTAGATTATCCAAGCTATTTAAAATATTGCGGTAAAAAGATTGCAGAAGATAGACGGAAGGCATATAAAATAAGGCACGAAAATGATAGACATATTAAAGGAAGTGCTGGATATTATGCAGACCAACTATTATGGTAATTAAAATTAATTTTATGTTTAAAAATTGGAAAACTAGCCTATTTGGTTTAGGAAGTATTTTAACAGGAGTAGCAACTATATTTAAGGGTGATGCAGTAGCTGGAGTAACGGCTATTATTACAGGATTAGGTTTAGTAGTTGCTAAAGATTCAGAAACAATTAAATAATATGAATACAACTACAAAAGTAGTAGTTATATCGGCTATTGTATTATTATTATTAACTGCAAATATTAAAGAAGTGTCAGGAAAGGCTTTAGCATTGATTAAAAGATTTGAGGGTGAGAAATTAAGCAGTTATCAAGATCAGGCAGGTATTTGGACTATAGGATGGGGATCTACTTATCACCATGACCTTAAAAGAAAGGTACAAAAAGGTGATATAATAGATAAAGAAACTGCTTTAAGATGGCTAAGGCTGGATGCTAAATCATTTGCAGATAATGTAAAGAAATTAGTAAAAGTACCTATAAATCAAAATCAGCTAGATTCTTTAACATCATTTAGTTATAATATTGGATCAAATGCTTTTGCAGGATCTACATTATTAAGGAAATTGAATCAGGGTGCATCTAAACAGGAAGTAGCTTTGGAATTTCCTAAATGGAATAAAGTTACCATTAATGGTGAAAAAGTTGTATCTAATGGATTAGTTAATAGGAGAAAATTAGAGGCTGATTTATTTTTAAGTTAAGTAAGGTTTGATTGATAGTTGTTTATTGATTAGGAAAACCCCCATTTAGGGGGTTTTTTCGTTTATGTATATTCGTTCTGCAAATTGCTTTGTTTCTTTATAGTACAGGTTAAAATAGTAAGCATTGATCATTTTACAAAAATTAGTAAAAGTATTAAGATTGCTAATATTTCGGTATTTGCGTGGCATAGCTTTATCTTCAAAAAAAACTATAGCCGTATATAGTGTTTTACCCATTATAGCTTTTTATCTTTTATACAAAAATACCTAACACCATCTTTAGTAATTGCCTTTAATTTTCGGGATATTACCAGCTTTGCTAGTGATTTTAAAACTACATAAGGTTCTAAATTACTTTCTAATTTAATAGCATCTAAGGATGCTATTCTTTGTTTCTGAATTAAAAAATAAATTTTTTGGTGATTTGTCATATTTGTTTATATTTGT